AATTTCACCTAACTTACCTGTATAGGCGCTCATATCTCCAGTGGATGATTTTTTAACATCAATTTGAGGATTAGTTTGGTCTTCTGCTACTAGTATTTCAGCAGTTACTGAAGGCGAATCAACTTCACCAACAATTACGCTGTTTATTGCATCTACCAATAACGTCGAACTTTCTGCAAATACACTACCGCGAAGTTCACCGTCTAATGAGCCTCTAAATGTTTTGTTGAATGAGTCAACTATTATAGATGAATCATCTGCTACTACATCACCTGTAATACTAATAAAATATGTTTGGCCTTCGAGGATACCTGTACCTCCTACACCGCCGCCTGTTTCGTCGCTGGCTATTGTCCAAGCTGCGCCATCCCATTTTAGTATAGCGTTTGTAAAAATACCTGTTGTATCAACATCTGATAATTGGTCTAGTGTAATGTTAGTAATATTACTACCATCGCCGTATAGATCTGCACTTACTCTGCCTAATGCACTATCAACAATTAAAGTTGTGTCATCACCTCTAACACTACCTTGGATGTCAATAGCATACTCTTGGCCTTCGATAACTCCAGTTCCAGATCCGCCCGTATCTGGTAGATTTGTTAGTCCGCTACCGTCACCGACAAATGCGGTTGCTGTAATATTTCCTGTTCCTGAAATATTAAATCCGTTTAAATTTAAATTTTGTGTAAGATTTGCTGGAGAGCTTGCAACACTGTTTGATACTAGTATACCGCCGACTGTAGAGCCGTCACCGATATAAAGTTGTTTTGTATCTGTTGTATAGACAAGTTCGCCCGCTGCAAACGTTTCTGTCGCTCTTTCTGCATTAGTTCCACGACGTAGCTGTAATGCCATATGAATCTCCTAGGTGATATGTTCTTATAAGTATTTATCACCTAAGAGCTATTATTTGTTTACTTTAAGAAAACGTCTGACTCGTTTAGCAACATCTTTTTTGATTTTATCCATATCCATACGATAATCTACATTTTGTATTTTTTCTTCGTATGCTTGAAATAATTCGTCTAGACTATCTTCGATATCCGTAGAAGTTTGTTTCTTCAAACTGTCTTTGATGTCAACTTCCCAAACAGTTCCATCTTTGAAATGGATATTCACTTGATTCATATATTCAACTGGCAAGACTTCTATCTCAATTGAGTTAAATATGTCTTGCCAGTATTCTTCACTTTCAGTGTCAAAATTTGATTGATTCACCTGTCACGTAGCACTCTCAGTCTGTTTACGAGTAGTTTTGCGTTTAGTTGGAGATAATTCTTCCGCTTGCTCTCGTAAGGCTTTAGCCTCTTTAAATAAGCGATCTGCATCGCTACGCATTTTTGCAGCAATTTGTTCATCAGTCAACACTTCATTAGCACTTGCTGCCAAAGGTGCTGCTATTGGCTCTGCTACTGTTTCTGTAGCAGGGGTTTGTGCCGACGCTTGCGCTTGTGGGTTATTTGGTTTAACAGCCAAATCTTCTAGCGCAACACCTTTTTGATCAGCAATAATTTGATTGAGTTCATTTAATGGAACTGCCGACTTGTGGTTAGGTGTCATTTCAACATCAGCTGTTGGCATTTTACGCAAATGACCTTGTTTATGCAATCCTGCTAACATTGGTCTGCCGTCTGACAAATACACTCTATCCATTGCTTGATAAAATTCATCTGATGATTGTCCTGCATCTGATTCAACTAATTTCATAACATCGTCATGATCAGCTGATGATAATGAATCAGACATGATACACAAACAACTATAAGGGTCATTAGGTATTGTTCTATACGCTACTACAACTCTTCTTTTGTTTGTTCTTAGTCTTCCTACGTGTTTTAACATAGTTTACTCGCTTTCTACAGCCTCTGCTTGCGGCGCTTGAGGCGCTGTTTGTGCTGCCGCTGCTGCTGCTTGTGCAGCCTTTTGCTGTTCTTCTACATCTTTCAAAAACATTTCAAGTTTATTATAGATAATGCCTACTGCTGCCATTTCTTTTGGCTTGAACGCACTACGTTCACTTGCAACATCAATAATACCTTTCATGGTCGCTAAATCTTGAATTGTAAGTTCGTTTGGATTTGCTTGAGTTTTTGTTTCTTCTGCCATTTAATATCTCCTTGTAATTACTTATTTGGGCAAAATTAGTTATATTTCAAATGTGGACAAGCCAGTAAAAAATAACTTAGTTCTTTTGAGTTTTCAAAGCCTACTTTTACTCCTTGTGACATTTGTTTGTCCAGTTTATCTATGGTCATTGTTTTTCCAATATAATATCTTCCTGAACAATGATTATCTATCCAATCTGCAATACTATCAGATAGATTATACCTAGTTGGAAAAATAGTTGTTTCAAAGTAGGAAGGACAAAACTCAACCTTTCTAGCTTTAAAAACATTTAAAGGATTTATTTTTCCTTTAAGCATACTTATGCAGCCTCATTATAATGCGCTGTCATTCCAAATGGTGCCTCAAGATTCTTATCATGATGACTATGAATTAAGAACACAGTTTCGCACCAGTCTGGATCTCCCCAGCTATCCCAAGCGTATCCATCTGTAAACATGATAAAACGTTTAGGTTGAATATTGTTTTCTTTCATGTAATTCCAGTTACACATAAAGTCTGTGCCGCCGCCGCCGACAACTTCATATTCGGTAATGTCTCTACCATCGTCTGCACTAAAGTCGTCTTCGTTGTAAACTTGAGTATCAAAACACCAGATTTTAATTTTGTAATCTTTAAATTGCTCCATGATACCTTTTACTTCGCCTAAGAAATCAGCAGCTTGGCTATTTCCAATTGAGCCACTCATATCAATCCCGACACAAATATCAATAGTGTCCATAAAGTTCATACCAGGCAATATAGCACCAGTATGCCAGCCTTTGCGGCTTGGACGACTAAATGTGTAGTCGCTTTTTATTGTGCTTTGAATCTGTTGTTGAATTAACTCACGCCAATTCATTTTAGGCTCTGTGATTTCTTTAATCAAACGTTGCACACCAGCAGGTGTGTTGCCAGCACCAGCACTTTGCGCTGCTTGAATCATTGCTTCTTTGATTTCGTCTTTGATCTGTTCACGTTCTTCTTTGGTGTATTTAGGTCTGCTTTTTCCCTTACCATCTTTGCCTTCGCCATCACCATCGCCTTCCCAGTCGATGTGTTCGTCAAGCATTTCACCAAGTTGTTCTAAAAATTCTTTACCATTCTTTTTAGCCTCTTCAAAAAGTTCGTCATATACTTCTTCTGAAGTCCATCCTCTGTATTTGAAATCTTGGAAACAATTTACAATACTAGGAATGGTGCCTATGCGTTCATCTACCAATGTATTGTTTACAATGTAATCTGCAGAGATATTGTATAGGCGTGGATCTCTGTCATCTCTGCGTTCTAAATGATCAAATACCATGTGTAAGATTTCATGTGCAAGAACAAATTCAACTTCTTTATTGTCCATTGCATTGAAGAACTGCACATTATAGAACAAGTTTCTACCATCAACTGCGGCAGTAGGCAACCAATCAGCACGTTGTATTTTTAAACGTGTTGCCATGTTGCCAAAAAACGGATGACGCAACAATAAACCTACACGAGCTGTAATAATACGCTCGTATACTTCTTTGTCCATTTCGTCAAGTTGTGCATCAGTAAGATCAGGATCTGGTTGCCATGTTCTAAGTTCAGATGCTGTCTTTTCTGTTGACATTTTCATTGCAACATATTGCGGTAAAAAATCTAACATTGTATTCCTCTTTCAGTGCCTATATACTTATAATACACTACTATTTACTTTTGTCAAGAGAAAAGATGGGCAGAAAATTAATTCTGCCCACCCATATGGCGTCTTACACACTCTGAGCTGCCTTGATATACTTACCATAACGATCATGGAATTCGTCAAAACACTCAATAGCGTCTGGATCAATTGGCAACGAGTATTGTGTAAGTGCGAGCTTGATGCCCATTACAACCAACTCAGTTTCAAAATTGTCCATTGCAAAGCGTAAGAAGTTATTAACTTTATCGTCAAACTTCTTATCATTTTTGTCACTTGCTTCTTTAAGCTCATAACAAAGAGATACAGTTAAGGAATACTTGGCACTGATTTCTTGTGTCTGCAACTCTTTGACTTTGCCTGCAAGAATATCGCTTGGATTGGGCATTTGCCCTGCGATTTTCCTATGCGCCATAAACTTGATTGCAAGTCCTTCACCAACAGATCCAGCAACAAGATCTGTAGTGGTTGCTTCGTCTCCGTCGTCGTCGCTGATAAGTTCACTTACAAATGTCCATGTGCGAGGAGAAGCAAACGAACGGCTAGAACTACGTGGATCAAAATCATAAAGATCGCCTTTGGCAAATGTCAAATAACCAACAACATCTTTATGAATTGTATTCGCAACAGCCCACTCCTGCCAATCATCAAAATTGACAGCAAGTTCTAAGTGAACGAAGCGGTTTGCAAGCGGAGCAGGCATACGGTAAGTAACACCTTTATCTGCTTCGCGATTACCTGCCGCAACAATCATAACATTGTCTGGCAAACGGTAATTACCAATTCTACGGTTTAGTGTCAGCTGATAGGCTGCTGCCTGAACTGCTGGTGCCGCAGAATTCATTTCGTCTAGGAACAAAGTAATATGATCATACTTTGCTGCCATTTCTTCATCTGGCAACTCCATGGGTGGAGCCCAAACCATTTTACTTTGATTACTATCAAAGTATGGGATACCTTTGATGTCTGTGGGTTCCCAAAGAGATAGTCGAATATCAATCAGATGACTGTTAGGAAAACTATCAGTAACCTGTTTTACAATATCTGACTTACCAATACCTGGAGGACCCCATACAAACACAGGACGTTTTTTGCGCATAGCCCGGCGCAAACTATTTTTTGCCTTGTTTGGCGAAACTGTTCTTAGATCTGACATATTGTATTCCTCATTGTTTTCAGTGCCTATACTTTAATATAGCATAAAAAACGTAAAGGTCAACCGTTATTTTGAAGATTTTCTGATCTTTTCATTGCTTTTGTAATACCATACTTACGTAAGTCTCCACTGAAAAGTGTAAGTTCAACAGCTTTCTTTTCATTTGTGACGTGAATACCTTTGTTTGTTAAGTAGTATGGACAATCAATAAATTGGTCTAAAAATATAATTACTTGTGTAGTCAAGGGCATATCAGGAGGATACGGTATATGATACGATGTTAGATCTATTTCAGATAACATATCAAATCCTGCTTCTGTAAGACGTAACCCTCCAACATTTTTTTCTCTTGTGTTTTGCCACCAAATGTGCATATATTGTGCAACATTTTCATCACTGGTTGCTTTGTTTAACTGTTTTAGAAAAAGTTTTGTAAATACACGTTTATTCATTTACATTTTTTCGCCTGCGGTTAATTTGTAAACACTGAATTCGTCAGTTTTAAATATTTGGTTTAACTTTTTGGCTAGATTTTTTGCGTGTCCTGGATTTGAAAAACTTGTTTTTTTATATTTTGGTCCAGGATAGTTTGTAAGTTTATTTTGAGATTTTAAGTTGAAAGGTTTGTCTTTGTAGAATACTGCCCATATGGCTTCGGCATCGAGCACTTGCTCACTTTTGTAGGTTTTACCATCAACAAATTCACATAAAACAATTGGCTTTGGTCTACTCATATGCGTATCCTTAGTTATATACGCATATATTTATCATTTATGCAATATTGTTATTGCCATTCACCAGTGCTACCAATTTGCACTTGTATGATTTCATCAGACCCACCGCCGGCATTTTCTTTCACAAATTTTTCAAGATCGCCATGTAATCTACTCATTACTATGCCTAATGTAAATGAAAGGTTTTTAGCTTGTGTAATATCCATGCGAACTTCTTTTGCACGACTGTTTTCAGCAGCTTGAACTTGTTTTATAAATGCTTGTATGGGGCCGGTATTAATGGGATCGTTTGACATTGCTAAGTGCTAGTTTCATTTCGATTTCAGTTTTGTATGGACCCATATAATCATTTTCTTCAACTGTAATTAATTTAGGACAAAAACTTTTAAGCCAGTTAACATTAAATCGTATTAGATAAAATCCAGCACAATAAATGCTTTTACTTTTTTCACTTTTAGTAAACAATGGAAGTTTTCTTTGGATGTCATACATGCTATTGAACGGTGTGCTACGTGTAGGATATCCATGGACACTTAATTCTTTATTATCGTCGGGTGTGGTAATTTTAGCAGTAAGAAAATTTTTACCAAACTCATTATTAATTTCTTTTGCTGATTGAAAAAAACTTATCTTGCCTTTCTTACTAAAAATATATCCATCATCATTTTTAGTGAGTGTTCCTACCTTTTCTCCTTGTTCCTCTACAATCCAAAATTTGTCTTGCAAAATAGGATTAGCTTTAATTGACATGTGAATACCTCGCTTGTAACGGCTCTGCAAATTGTGCTGCATTGTCTGCGATACGTTGTAAATCCCAACGAGCACAAAACTTCATAAGTCTCATACCAACTTGTGAAATATTTTTACATTCTACCGCTTGAATAGTGTTATTTATTTCTTGTCTAATGTGTTCTGGTTGTGCAGTTAAATCACACAATGTAACATTACGTGTATAATCATCTAGCACACGATGCTCTACACCTTCATGATCTACCCAACGTTGTAGCATCATGTTATTCCAGTTGTAGCCTTTTGTTTGTTTATCTGCAAATGCTTCTTGCAATCCTACTTTGTTCTTTGTGCCTTTCTTGCGCACACCAGGGTAGGCACTAAAAACATTGTCGCTAGTGTCACCACGCATACACTTCTCAAAAAGCATGTATTCGGGTTCAGGAGCAGACTTTGGCTCTCCTGTCTTCTTATCGCACACGGCCTTGCCCTTGTCATCAAAATATCCTTCATTAGTAATAGTAGTATTACTTACCCCATTGTATTGACGAACATTGGGTGCAATTAGTTGTGCAAAGTCACCGTCTGTTGAAATAATAACATGATTGTCATTAGGGTGATTCTGTATCCAACCTGCAATAAGATCATCTGCTTCTAACACAGGATTGTGCAAAACTGTGCAGTTAGTCTTGTCTGTAACAAACTCTTTAAACTCGTCAAAGATTTCCCAAAACACTTTATCTTCTTCTGCTTCACGTGGGCTCATAGCGTCACGATGTTCTTTGCGATTACGCTTGTAAGGCTCATAATAGTCCTTACGCCAACTGCGTCCTTCTAAACAGAAAACAACGTGCGAACCATCAAAGTCCTGCCACGCTTTCTTAATACTGTTAAGGGTGATATGCATTGCCATGCCAACTTTTGTATCAATGTCGCCTCGAACAACATGACGAGCACGAAAAAACGTGTTAGCAGTATCAATAAGAATGTATGTCATTAGAATGCCTCTTTGTAGCCTGATTCAATAGCATTATAATATAAAATACTTCCTTCGTCAAGTGATAATTTTTGAGACAAATATTTGTATGTGTCTTTGTAGTAATCAATCTCAACTGACTCCTTACGGCGTCTTACACTAAAGGCCATACTATGATCTCCTTTAATAAGGATCATATTTTTAGCAACTTTCATGAAACCTCACTTTTCCCTCTGTCAATTGGCACTACATTGATGTAGCCTGTATTGACTGGTTGCTCTACTGGTTCTTCTTGTAACATATTATAAACAATGTCACGGAACCAACGATCTACAATTTCTTCTTCTTTGTCAGCTTCAGTGCCGTATCCGTTTTCAATAAGTTCTTCGATAAAATATTTGTTCCAGTCTAATTCAAAAAAACCATTACGAATATTATCACCGTTAACTTGCATATCAAGCACATTTACCCAAGGCTCTTTTCTTTTTGTAGCAAGAGCTTTTGGGTCTTTTTTCTTTAGTAAAGCATTAGATTCGTCTTCAATACGCTTCTGTTCTGCTGCTAGAGCTTCTTGTTGTGCAGTTATGCCAGTAAGATCTCTTACCTTTTTATTCCACCATCCCATTTTATTTCTCCCTTAAATATTCCACACTTTGTGTTATGCGTGTTATTGAAAAATACTTAGGATCATCATAGGTATGTGTGCCTTCTGCTCTTAAATCAATATAAACACCTTCTTTTTGTAATACAGTCCAAAGATTGTTAATATCTTTTAACTGATTCTGAAACTTTTTAACAAGTTCTGTTACTTTTGGATCTTTCATAAATGTTTCCTTATCTTTTCGTATTCTTCTTCGCTTTTGATGCCTTTTGGAATACTATCTAAGTTTTCTTTAAGTGCCCCAGGCATTTCCGAATAGGCTAATATGGAGTCTTGGCGAGAACCGCCACCCTCGTTCCATACAGAGGTTCGCCACCTCTTGAACGTTGAGAGTGTATTCTTCCGACCTACCCCCAAGCGGCATGAGATATACAGGAACGTCCACGCCCGCTTTACGATAGGTATCAACTGCTCTACCAACTTCGTCAACATCACTCTGATCAGCAACAACAAACTTAAAATACATATCAGCGCCATCAACAAGGGAATACTCACGAGCAACATCAGGCTTAATAGCATCATCCCAAGACTCGCCCGATACGGATAGTTTGGGAGAACAGCTAAAAGTGAGCTGAATTCTTTCGTGACCGTTGAGATAGTTGTAGAAGTCATCGTGTAGATGCTGTGTAGTGTTGGTTTCGATTGTGACATTTTTAAGATCCTGCATACCTGGGTGTTCAAATAGCTCGACATACAACCGTTGCCAAGCAAGTAGTGGCTCTCCGCCTGTGAGAATAAGATGAACGTCTTGTCCGTTATCCATAGTCCATTTGCCTTCTGGTAACAAACTAAGCAAGTGTTCTACAACTTCATCTACGCTTTTAAGCATATTGAAGTGTTTAAATTCTGGATAGATACTTGCATATGTATCGCAGCCAGTATGGACAATAGGCAGGTCATTAAACTCTTTTGTAGTTTCGTGAACACCATCATCCAACAGTTGCTTTACCTCAGCATTGTAACGTTGACCTTTTGCGTGTTGCTCCCAACGACTGCCAACACTTTTATCAACGCCAAAGTTCATACAACGAAAGTTACAACCGAAGGTGCGTAGGAATACACTTGGCACTCCTACAAATTTACCTTCGCCTTGAACACTATAAAAAGCTTCACTATATCTTAATTTCATCGCGGTGAGTATCCTTGTTGTAATTTAATATTATCCATGAACTCTTTTTTAACAGCATCATCTGACTTGAAACAACCTTTTAGCACAGTTGTTTGTGTAAGACTGCTGTGTGCTTGAATACCACGATTCTCGCAACAACCATGAGTAGCTTGGATATAAACAGCAACATCGTTGCTGCCAGTTGCTGCCATAATTTCCTTGGCAATATCCATAGCAAGTTCTTCTTGTAGTGTTCCACGTCTAGCACACCATTGGGCAATACGTGTGTATTTGCTAAGTCCAATAAGTGTATCAGCAGCAATGATACCAATGTATGCTACACCTTTAACAGTTTGGTGATGATGTGAACACATGCTTGTAAGTTCACTGCGAACAACCAACATACCATCATATCGATCATCTGTATGATTAGGAAATGCTGTAGCGTTGGGCATTGGATCATACCTTCCGCTCATCAATTCATTAATATACATTTTCGCAAGACGCTTTGCGGTGTCCATTGAATTAGGATCTGTATCAGTATCAATTACAAGGCTGTTTAGCACGCCGTCAAATTTGATAGTAAGTTCGTTGATAAGCTCATCACGCTCACCTTCTTCGATATACTGGCTGATGTTATCACCGGCCCAATATCTGCCTCCGTTTTTTTCAATTCTGCTGCGAATTTTCTGTGAGGCATAAGTGTTTAAATCTGTTTCCATTTAATTCTCCGAGTTATAGACGAGGATGTCTATTGTTTATAGTAACATTATTTAGATAAAAAGTCAAGAAAAATACTTATTAAGCATTTCGATACGATCTTCCGCTGCTGCCATTTTATCCAATTCTTCTTGAATGGCCTCAACAATGTCGCTATGTTCACCAATACCTACTGATTGGTTCATGTATACCATGATATTTGTTTTAGCTCTTTCAAGCTCACCTTCGGCGTGCATTCTTGCAGCCTTAGCTAATTGTGCTGACATACTCATTTGCTATTCTCCTTCTGTGTCTGTCTTGCTTCATATTGTGCTTTTTTCTCGAGGTATTGCTCCTCTGTCAAGTTGTGCCAACCTACGCATCTACCGGTTGGCGATCTGCCACAAGTGCAACTCATTTTTCTCTCCACCTAACTACTTTAGTAAATCTTTTATTCCAAATTTCAGCATGTTTTTCTGCTGCTTGTCTTGAATCAAATAACACAGGATGAATATGAAACATTGGTGCTTCTGTATCCTCAGTTACGTAAATCCAGTCATCAGCAGACAACATTAACTTTATAGCATACTTAGTCTTCATTCAATATTCTCCACGTCATTTCTTTATCGTGTTCTTTGAGAAAGTCATCTTCGCCTGCGTAGGTTGAACACTTACGCAATTTTTCTTCTACATACCAAAGGATTTCGTAAAGCTCTTGCTTACATCCCCAAGTCACAAATCCATCCATACGAGGATCAGATTCTGCCCACGATATTTTACTTATCTCAGTTTTAATATCTTTAAGTGACCAGTCTTTAATCATATTCCCATGGAAACACCACCCAAGTGTCTTCTTCACTAGTATCTATTGTTTGGTAAACATAATCAACACCATCAAACTGTGTATGAGTTTTTTCACACATTACAGCAAATCTTACATTTTTACCCCAAATGGTATCCCAGTTTGGATTGTCTGGTAAACAACCACTACGCCAATC